GGAAGGCCGCGCAGGAAGCTAACGCGCAGCGCCAGGCGCTCGCCGTGGCGGCCGAAGGCGCCGTCAAGGCCGCGCCCAACATCGTCGACGCCATAGCCCAGCCGGAGGCGCAGGCGGCATGACCGGCCCGTTTCCCTTTGCCCGCCAGATGATGGCGGTCGACGATCTGTTGAGGTCCGCGCCCACATGGGCAGGGCTCGAACAGGCGTTCTATCCGGCCAAAAAGCCCGACGCCTTCGATCCCGGCGCCGACATGAAGCTGGTGCTGTTCCATTTCTCCAACACCGCCGAGGGCCGCCGCATCCTCGACTGGATTTTCGATCTCACCGCCCGGGCGCCGTTTCCCCATGTCGGCTCGACCCGCGAAAGCGCGGCGATCGCGGCCGCCAAGCATGAGGCCCGCACGGCGGTGGGATACGTCGTCGCCCGCGCGATCGCGGACGGCGAGCAGCTTTGGAAGCAAAGGAGCGAGACCAATGTGGAATCTACTTGAGAAATACCAGCCGCTTTTCAACGCCGACGGCGGCGGGGGAGGCGATGGGGGCGCTGGCGGCGGTGCTGCCGGCGGGGATGGCTCCGGCGCCGTAGGGGATGGCGGCGCGGGAGCCGCGGCGGCCGCTGCCGGTGCTCCTTCCGGAGCGGCCGCCGACCAGCTCTACCGGCCCGAAGGCATGGCCGACCAGTTCCTGGGCAAGTCCAACAACGAGACGATCGACAACCTGCACAAGGCTGTGGACGGCTACCGCAAGCGCGATTCCGAACGCGCCGTGCCGGAAAACGTCGAGGCCTACGCCCAGTTCGACATGGACAAGCTGGGCGCCGACGTGCCCGACGCTGTCAAGGCGCATCTGCCGGACCTCGCCAAGGATCCTGCGTACAAGGCGGCGGCCGAGGCGTTCAAGGCCGCCGGCGTGCCGGTGCCGGCCATGCAGGCCGGCCTGCTCGCCGCCTTCAAGGCCATGAGCGACGCCGGCATTCTGGAAGCGCCGATCGATGACGCCAAGGAACGTGCAGCCCTTTTGCCGGAGAGCGCGAAGGCGCTGCCCAAGGCCCAGCAAGACGCCGCCATAGATGCCCGCCTGCAGGCGAACGAGGATTTCATCACGCTGATGATGAAGCCAGGGGCGGACGGCAAGGCAAGGCTGGACAAGGCCGTAGGCGAAAACGCGCTGCTGATGCTCATGGACACCGCCGTCGGCAATCAGTTTCTTGAGTTCGTGCAGGGCCTGGCGACCGGCGCCGGCATCGCCCAGCCGAACGCCGGAACCGGCGGCGCGCCGGCGGGCAGCACGGAACGCGAGCAGCTGCGCCAGGCGCTGGCCGCACCGGAAATGAACCCGCAGCACCCGCAATTCGACCGCGGCAAGTACGACGAGCTCGACGCGCGCTACAAGCGCGTCATCGGCAACTGACGGCGAACCGCAATTGACGCCCGCGCGGCCGCGCGATGCTCGGCCGCGCACCAAAGGGAGCGACCCGAAAGCGGCGGGCTATCCTTCACCGGACCCTGTCAGGATCGGCTCCATCGACCCCGAGGATGCTTCACCGCAACCGATGAAGGGGTTTTCCCATGTCACAGCAGATTCCGGCCTGGTTTACCGAAAAGATCAAGGACCAGGTCACCATCCAGTTCCAGTCCCACGGCGGCCTGCTCGACAACACCATGATGTCGGGCGACACGCAGGCGAACACGGTCAAGTTCCCGCTCGCCGGCCGCAGCTCGGTCTACAAGCTGACCGGCGCGATCGAGCATATCCCGATCAACGGCCCCAGCCTCTCCACGGTGCAGGTCACCATGGACGCCTACGAGGCCAGCGAGCTGTGGGACACGCTGGACGCCATCCGGGCCGGCCCGAACGAACAGGCCGCGCTCGCCACGCTCATCACCAACGCGATCCGCCGCGAACGCGATCTCATCAAGATTCGCGCGCTGTCGGCTTTCGCGGCGCTCGGCGGCGACGTGACCACGATTGGCGACGGCACCGGCACGATCGACGTGCTGCATGTCGAGCAGGCCCGCGCGCAGATCGCTGGCACCGGCGCCGACGAAAGCGGCGAGGCGCAGGTGTTCGCTGCGTTCCCGGCCATGTGGATGACGCAGCTCTGCTTCTACAAGGAGTTCGCCGACGCTACCTGGGTGGGGCTCGACAACGCGCCGTTCTCCAAGACCCAGCGCATGCGCATGAAGACGGTGCGCGGCGTGAACTACATCGAGGTGCCGGACGAATACGTCACCGAGTACGACACCGGCAAGCAGGAAGCGTTCATGTGGCACAAGCAGTCCATGGGCGCGGAAACGCCGTGGAACCGCGAAGCGCCCTCGATCAGCCCGCTGCCGCAGCTCAAGGGCAACATCTACGCCGCCAAGGCACAGCTCATGGGCGCGGCGATCGGCATCCAGGGCAAAGGCGTCAAGCGCATCCGCATGAAGACGCTCACCACGCCCGTCCGCCCGGCCATCCATACGATCGCCGACACCTGATAACCGCAGCCTGAAAACTGCCGGCCCGGCGGCAATTCGGCCGCCGGGCGCTCCCTCAAGGCCAAACAGGAGATTTTCCCATGGCTGGTTTCAACAAGCGCTCTCTGGCGGCTTTCTGGTCCGTGCCGACCGGCACCGCGAACAAGTGCGTTAACTTCTACGGCTACGCCACCGAGGATGCCAACGCGACTGTCCTGACGGCGGGCTACTTCAACGACGCCCGCGAAAAGTTGAAGGTCAACGACATCATCATCTGCATGTCGGTTGCCGCCGGCACCGGTGTCGCCAACATTCTCAAGGTCACGGCCGCACCCTCGACGGGCAATGTCACCGTCGCCGACAGCTTCGCGGCGCCGGCGTAAGCGTCCATGTCCGACGACGCGCAGCTGGACAAGGCCATGATCGTGAACTGGGCGCTGGCCGAACTCGGCCTGGCGCCCGGCTTCTCGATCGACGACGCCACCGGCCTCGGCCGCAACGTCGAAATCTTCTGGCCGCGCGCCGTCGGACACTGTTTCGGCCTGCATGACTGGACCTTCTGCCGGCAGACCTTCAAGCTCTCGCGCCAGGCGGCCGAGCCGGTCACCGGCTATCGCTTCGGCTTCGACCTGCCGGGCGACGTCATCGGCCGCCCGCAAAAGGTGCTGTTCGATCCGCGCAACCAGCATCCCGTGCGCGACTACCGCATCGAGGGCCAGACCCTCTATACCGACGAACCGGCCATCTGGACCGTCCACAAGGTGGCGGTCGATCCGGCGATCTGGGACGTGCAGTGGGCCAACGCCTTCGCGCTGGCGCTTGCGCACTATCTCGCCATCCCGCTCACCCAGGACACTGATCTTGCGGAAGGCAAATATGTCATCGCCTTCGGCTCGCGCTCGGAAGGGGGCACCGGCGGCGTGTTCGGCCGGCTGATCGCGCAGGACCGCGCCGCCGAGCCGCTGGGGGCTTCCCAGATGGCCGAGGAAACCCTCACCGGTGGCAGCGCTGCCGGCCCCTGGCATGGCAGGTGGTAGATGGTCGCCAGGCCCGGAAATCCGTTCCGGTCGGCCAATGCCGGCGAAGTCTCGCGCAGTTTCGCGGGCCGCCAGGACGTCAAGCAGTATTATTCGGCCGGCCTTGCCTACAAGAACATCGAGCCCGTCCCGCAAGGCGGGTTCCGCCGCATGGGCGGTTCGTGGCGCAAGGGCACGTGGCGCCGGCCACTCGTCGAGCTTGAAATCACCTCGCCGACGCCGGCCGAGGGACCCTTCACCGGCACCGCTACGATCTGGAGCGGCACGGTTGCCGGCAACGTCGCCGCCGTGCTGGTTTCCACGCTGTCGGTTTCGGCCGGCGTCGTCACATTCAGCGTCGAAGCGCAGGTCGCCGGCGTCTGGACGGCGATCGCCGGACCGTTCGCCGTCGCCGGCTCGACGACACGACTTGCCGCCTTCGCGCCCGGCGGCCAGAAGACGGCGACGGGAATCCGCATCCGCGCCACCTTTTCCGAAAGCGCGACGGTTTCTGGCCTCGCGGTCTCTGCCTTCAGCGAAAGCGGTGCGCCCCAGCGCCCGCGCTATGTGGCGCTGACCACGGACGAAGGCGACGCGCTGTCCTGTTTCATCACCGCCGGCATCGCCGATTTCTTCACAGCCTCGGGCTACAAGGGGTCGGCGCGGCTCGCCGCCGTGACGGCCGACATGCTGCCGGACCTCGGCTTCTACGCCGAGGCGCACACGATCGGCATCTTTTACCCCGGCCAGTTCCGATCGCTGCGCCTGTTCCTCGCGAAACCCGGCCAACTGCACGACTGGCGTCAGGACAACTGGCCCTATGGCACGCTGCCGACCGCCGACCTTGGCGGCGACTATCCCAAGACCGACGACGTCTGGGAACTCAACCTGCGCTGGAGCGGCGACAATTATATCTACCTGTCGATCACGGTGGACGGCGAAACGACGGCGTCGATTGCCCTGGCCGACGAAGGCGTGCCTGCGAAAATCAGCACCGCCAACGACGATCCGACCATCTGGGATCAGTTTGCCGCGGCCATCCAGGCCGGGCTGGAGGACTTGCCGTCTCTCGGGCCGGGCGTAACTGTTGCCGTCAAGGGAAGGTCCGGCAGTTCCTGGGCGTTCACCATCACCTTCGGCGGCGACCTGTCCGGCCAGGAATACGACATGACCGCGACCGTGACGAACACGGCGGACGTGTCGGCGCTGCCCTATCACACCGTGGTCGGCAAGACAGAGTATGAGGATCTGTTCTCCGACACGCGCGGCTGGCCCGGCGCGGTCGACCTGTTGCAGGACCGCATGGGCTACAACCGCATCCCTGCATTGCCCGGCGCGCAGGCGCTTTCGCGCGTCGCCGAATATTTCGACCTCAACATAGCCGCCAAGGCCGATGACGCGGCGCGGCTGGACAAGCTGCGCTCGCAGACCTCTGAAACGATCCTCCACATCAAGGAATCCTCCTATTTCTTCGCCCTGACCGATCGCGGCGCCTACTTCGTGCCGAACCGCACGATCGAGCGCAACACGCCGTTGAACTTCGTCAAGGTCTCGGGCGGCGCGGGCGCCCAGCCGAACTGCCGGCCGGTCGAGTTGGACAGCGGCCTGCACTACGTCGCCATCGCCGAGAAGGGCTTGCAGGACTATTCCGCCGGCGGCAACCAGCTCTTGCGCCTCGAGGAAAGCGCCGTCACCTCGCAGACGACGTTCACCGCCGTGCCGGTCTCGCTGCTCGCCTCGCACCTGGTCGCCGGCATCATCCGCCAGGCGACGCAAAAGGCGCAGACCGATCTCGACGCGATCCGCAACTGGATGATGCGCGCCGATGGTCGCCTCGTGTGCGGCCAGTTCATCCGCAACCAGGAAATCACCGGTTTTTGTGAATGGGTCGCGGCGGCCGCCGGCCAGGTGCGCGAAATCGGCGTCGACGGCGAGAACGCGGTGTGGATGGCGACCATGCGCAGCTCGGGCGGCACCTTCGAGCAATACGATCCCGACATCTTCCTGCAGGACGCCGTCACAGCCACGGCGGACCTCGCCGGCGTCGTCACCGGCCTGCCTTACGAAGACGGCGCGGTGCTGTGGGCGGTCGCGGACGGCTACGTGCTGGGGCCATTCACCGCCGCCGGCGGCGCGATCGACCTTCGCGACCCGTATTCGGACATTGTCGTCGGCCGTTGGCATGCACCGCGTTTCGAATCGATGCCGAACTACTACGTCACGCCACAGGATGAAATCATCCAGAGGCCGGGCCGCATTCACACCGTCGACCTGAACATCATCGACACGACGCAGCTGGCGGTCGGAGCGAATGGCTCCGCGCCTGTCGACGTGGCGCTGGCCGAGATCGGCGATCCGGTCGACCAGCCGGTGCCAGCAAAGACAAGGCTGGTGACCGTCAACGGCGGCGATCTGCCGGGCTACATGACCGGCACCACGCTTGTGGTGACGCAGGCGCGGCCGGGCGATCTTTACGTGCGCGATTACGCGATAGGGGCGAAACTCTGATGGCGAGCGTTCTTCTCGGCGGACTGGTCAATCTTCTTGGCGGCGGCGGCGCGGCGTCGGCGGCTGCGGGCGGCGCCGGCGCTGCGGCGGCCGCGACAACCTCCATAGCCGGCGTGCCTGTGGCGGCTGCGTCCGGCTTGTCGCTGACCTCGTTGTTGCAGGGCACGGCGACGGTGCTGGGAATTGCCTCGTCCGTCGCAGGCGGCAATGCCGAAGCCGCCCAAGCCGAGCTTGCGGCGTCCGACGCCGAGGCGGAACAGCCGCTCGAGAACCTGCAGGGCATCGCTCGCCGCAGCTCGATCAAGCGCCAGATGGCCGACGCGATCGGCGCCGAGAACGTCGCCTATGCCGCCTCCGGCGTCGACCTCTCCACCGGCACGGCCGCCGCCGCCCGCAGTGATGCCTACCGCGACGCCGACCTTGCCCTGACGACGGACGCCGGAACGCAGGAGACGCGCCTGTCGCGCCTTTCCGAGCGGGCGAAGAACTATCGCCTGATGGCAAAGCAGTCGCGCCGCTCCGGCTGGCTCACCGGCCTGACCGGCGGCCTCAACACCTTGCTCTCCTTCGGTGAGCGCGGAGGCTATTGATGGCGAACACGCGCCGCGAAGTCGTTTCCTACCAGCAGTTCCGCACCCAGCCGGTGCTGGCGGACGGGTTGCTGCCCGTCGCGCGCCCCGGCGGCGAGCTGTTCGAGCGCGCCTCGGCGGCACTGTTCAACTTCGCCGACGCCATGGGCAGGCGCGCCGACCGTGAGGCCGAGCGCGCCGGTGCGATGGCGGGGCAACAGGCGGCGCTCGACGGTGCGCCTTCCGCCGCCTATGCCGATGGCGGCGCTGGCGGCAAGGCGAGGGGGGCGCGGTTTTCGGCCGACGTGAACGCCGCCATCCAGCGCGCCGCCTCGGAGGAGGGCGTCGACGCCGGGGTGCTCTCCCAGATCGCCCAGATTGAGAGCGGCGGCAATCCGCGCGCGAAAAACCCGACATCGAGCGCTGGCGGCCTTTTCCAGCAGACGGATTCCAATGCCCGCGATTACGGCGTGGCCGACCGCTTCGACGCCTATCAGTCCGCAAAGGGCGCGGCGCGATTCCTGAAGGCGAACACCGCCTATCTGCGCAAGGTGCTGGGCCGTGCGCCGACCGCCGGCGAGCTTTACCTCGCTCACCAGCAGGGACCAGGTGGCGCCGCCAAGCTGCTCGCCAACCCGAACGCCAAGGCCTCCAGCCTTGTCGGCGCCGATGCCGTGCGCCTTAATGGCGGCTCGCCCGGCATGACCGCCGGCGAGTTCGCCAATCTGTGGACCCGCCGCGTGTCAGGCGGTTACGCCATGCCCCGCGACGCCGGGCCGCCGACGCTTTCCGGCGGCAGCTGGCGGCCGAGCGGGCAGGATACGATCTACGGCCGCGCCTATGACGAAGCCGGCACCAAGGTCTATCTCTCCGAGCTGGACAACGAAATGCGCTCGACCACGAGCCAGCTTTTCGACCAGTACAAGGACGATCCCGCCGGGCTGGAAAAGGGCATGGCCCAACTGAAGGGCCAGCTCGCTAAAGATCATGTGTTCCCCGAGATCATGGCGGACTATTCCATCGGCTTCGACCGGCTGGCGTCTCGCTATGTCGGCCAGGCGCGCGAAAACCAGCGGCGCAACGCCGAGGCGCAGGACCGCGCCACGTTCATTGGCGGC